CAGCTGCCACTTCGCCTGTTCAAGCGTGACCAGCGGATCCATATCAGCGCGTCACCGGTTCTTTGTCGTCGTCCATCGCTGGCGGCACGGACGGCGTTGCCGCTGAGGAAGGGGTCATCAGCGGGTTCTCCCGGTCACGCGCCGCCAGCGCCGCCAGCGAATAGTTTTGCTGCTGCATGTAGGCGGAATCGCCGCCGGTCAGCGGCCCGTAGCCGAAATAGTTCCGGCGTGCTTCATTCGGCGTGAGGGTCGCCGAGCCGATCGCATCGGCGGCCGCCTTCGTCCGCGTCGCCGTATCCATCCAATACAGATCGTCGACGTTGAATTCCGTGCCGAGCGGCCGGCCGAGCTCGAGCCCTTCGTCGAGCGAGAGCTCGATCGCCGTCATCAGGGCTTGCAAACACTGGCTGTAGTACTGCTGAACCAGCTGTTCACTGTTGCCGTAGGGCGCCGCGTGCGAACTGTCGATGAGCGCGGCCGGCACCTTGAACACGCCGCAGATCGTTTCCGTCGTCCACTTCAGCTGTTCGACCAGCTGGGAATCGACGGCGGTTGACGCCGCCGGCGCATAGGTCATGCCGCCGGACAGGATCGCGATCTTGCCGGTGTTCGTGCCGCCGTGCTTCGCATACCAGCTGTCGGCCAGGTCATCGGCGTCTTTCTGCTCGATCGCCGCCGGCACGGTCAGCACCCCGGACGGCCGGCTGCCATTGGCAAAGAACGCGGCGCTGTTGTCCTGGATGGAGAGCCCTTGCAGCGCGGCGGTCGCACACGCGTAGATCGGCGACACGCCGACCAGGGGATGGAAGAGCGGCACCATCAGGTCGTGAATGACTTCGCGCGCGGGTACCACAAAGCGATCCGTGCCGCTCTGCTCGACGGTCAGGCCGGCGAGCTCGTGGCGTTGCAGTTCGTAATAGATCGCGCCGTCCGGTGCGATGAGCGGCGTCACCTTCGTCGGGTCGAGCGGATAGAGCGCCGTGACGACGCCGCGCTGGTCGCGTTGCTTCAGGATGAAGGCGTTCCCGTGCAGGAGCTTCGACGCGACCCAGGCCTCAATGAACTTCTGCCGGGTCTGGTAGCGGTTCGGTTTGCGCAGGACCGGCGAGTAGGCCGGGTTGCTGGTCGGCACCCACACGTCCGGATCGGTTTCTTCGACCAGCCGGAGCTCGCACTTGCCGATCGTTTCGGCGATCAGCGTGGCACAGCTGTAGATGGTCGGATTCCGGATCGCGCTGTCGGCTGGCAGGTCGGCGTTGTGCTGCCAGGCGCCGCTGTACGGTTCCCGCACGGCCGCCCAGAACCCCCGGCGCGAGCGCGGCGAAACCGGCGAGAGCCCCGCCGGTACCTTGCTGACTCGCAGTTCATAGCCGGCGATCGCGACTTTCACGGCTTATTCGCCGTTCGTCTTTTTGGCCTTCGGTGCGTCCGCCGCCGCCATCATCGTGCCGGCCGGAATCGCGTAGGCCGTGCCGCTGACGTACCGCGCCGCGGCGCTGTACGCCTTCAGCCAGGTCACGAACCACTCCGCGCGCAACCCGACACAGTTGTTTTGCCAGAGCGACACGAACACGGTCGTGGCATCGGCCGGATCCATCGGCGCATCGGACATCTGCAGTGACGCCTCGCGGCTGACGTCGATCGTGATCCCGCCATCGTCGGCCAGCAGGATCAGTTCCGGGACCAGGGCGACGACGTTCGTCCCAACGGCGCCACTGGTCACGATCTTCATGCCGTTGACAGAGCCGCCGGCGGCCGACAGGTCCGGGAACATCGGCGCCCCGACCGCGTTCTTCTGGAACGACAGGATCAGCGCGTTGTTCGGCGACATGATGTAGGTGAGGTTATTGATCGGCATGTTCGCCGTCGTGAAGGCGTTCGCCAGCGCGACCAGGTCGGCGAACGGGCCGACCGACGTGATCGGCGTGGTGCCGTTGGTCACGGATGCCGGCGAGACGTTCGCCACGGCCGCCTTCGACGGATCGGTGAACGCGAGATCCACAAACGCCGTGATCCCCGCGATCATGTCGGCGCGGACCAGATCCTCCGCGGACGGGCTCGACAGCCGCGCGAGCTCCTCGGTGATGACGATGATCCCGGCCGTCTTGTGGTACGGCACCGTGATCGAACTGAACTGGAGTTTCGTGACCGGCTTGGGTTTCTGCTCGCCGACCCACCCGTACGTGCCGCCGGCGGTCTGCGCGGGAACCTTCGTGTTGAACGGGACCTTCCGTAAGCCAAGCTTGCCGATCGCCGTGGCCGGCCGGAGCAGCGCGACAAACTCATCGATCACCCGCGGCTGCATGAGCGGCGCGGCCCACGCGGCGTCGGTCGTGGTCCCGGGCGCGACGGCGGCCTTCAGGAACATCGCCACTTCCGGCATATCCGGCCAGCGTTGCTCCGCGTACATCGCCGCTTCGTGATCGTTGCCGTGCTTGACGACGCGCGCACACGCGGCACGGACAAACGCGGTCCCGGGCGGCGTCGTCGGCGTCACGCGGATCGCGCTGTACGCCTTCGTGGCCGGCGCCGGGAGCGCGGCCGTGAGCGGCACCGCGGCGGCCTTGTTCAGTTCGGCGGCGGCCTTGAGACGGGTGACCTGCCCGTCGATCCCGGCGACCTTGCCGGCGAGCTCGTCATACTCCGCTTGCTGAATCTCGGTCAGCGTCGTGGTCGGCGAAAACATGTCCTGCATGCGCGCCGCGAGCGGCGCCCGTTCGTTGGTCCAGTGGGTGATCTGCTCTTGGATGGTGACCATCGCTTTGGGCTCCGTGGGTGTCGCGGCTTTGAAGTTCGTGATCGTGGCGCCAGGGTTGGCCGGCACGGTCACCAGGGAGAGCTCGAGGAATTCCGTCTGGAGAAAATTGCAGCCGCCGTGCGGGTTGGGCGTGATGGCGTTCTGGAGCGCGCGGTAGCCGGGTGAGACGCACTTGAGCAGCCGCGCTTTGATCGCCTGCCAGGCGCCGTCGACACGGTCTTTGAGCGCGCCGGCTTCGGCAATACGCGGCAGCGTGGCTGTGAAGGGGATCCCGTCAGCCGTCGGCGTGCCGAACGTCACCTCGCCGACGGGCAGCTTGCTGTCGTGGCCGAGCAGGAGCGGCACCGGATTGGCGAACGTCGCGCCGAGCGGATCGATCACATCGCCGGAGCGGTCCGGCCGCGGCGTCGACGCCCAGCCGGTGATGATGCGCTCGTCGTCGTCGACGGCTTTGACGTCGAAATCGACCAGGTCGCCGGTACGTTCCGGGGTCACGGACCGTCACGGTACGGGCCGGCCGGGCTAGTGCGTAGTTTTCGGTGCGGAAATGGTCGCGCGCTCGCCGGCGTCCAGGATCGCCAGGGCCGTCGGACAGTCGTCGAAGTAGACCCGGATCAGCGCCAGCAGGTCGGCCGTCAGCGTCCGCATCGTCGACGCCTTGATGACGTCGCGCCGGGCGAGCTGCAAGATGCTCGCGACTTGCAGGACGGTCAGCGGCGAGAGCTCGATCGTCATGTTGCCGTGGATGCGCGCGTGATCCGTCATCTCGTCCGTGAGCCGGCCGATCAGATCGACGTCATCGTCAAATTTCGTCACGACCGCGATCCGTCGGCATGGCGCGGCGGATCGCCGCGCGAAACCATTCCGCCACAGTCAGCCGCTCGCGACGGGCCGCCCGATAGGACTTGTCATACAGGTTGGTCGGGAGTCGCAGCGTAACGTCGATGGTCGGCGAGCTCCGATCGATCGGCGGCCGGCCGGGCTTGTTCGGCGTCATGGCGATCCTCCATAGACGAAGATCCGATAGTTCGGCGGCGGCGCCGGCGCGTGCCGCTCCATCATATCGATCGCGATGATGAGCGCGACCACGCCGTCAATCCGCTGCATGCTGACCCGCTTGGACGGTTTCAGGTTGCCGGCGGCGTCGGATTCGACAGCCACGTTGCTCACGTTCCAGCGCAGGATCGGATGGCCGTCGTGGCGCAGCTGTTTGCCTAAGATCGCTTTCTCGAGCGCTTTCGTCGGCGAGCTCATCGCCGCCATGCCCTGCCGG